GACATACCCCTTTGCAATTCGTAATGTACTGAATGAGGCAAAACAAAATACAATCACACGACATACAGGCCAAACAGTTGACTATCATATAGACATGGAGTTGACCACACTAGAAAATGTTGGGGCAATTATTAGATCAAATGTAGAGGCACCAATGACGGATTGGAAACTACATAACAAGTTTGATAGTTACAATTGGATTGCAAACAAAGCTTGTCGATTAGCAGAACAGATCACAACGAAGATGGCCAACTGTACATTTAAGTGTATAGATTGTTGGGGAGTACGATACAGACCAGGTGAGAGTACTAAGAGACATTCTCATTGGCCACATCAATTTGCTTTCTCTTATTATATAAAGATGCCTGATACTCCAGCACCTATTACTTTTCCTACTGCAAACTATGAATACAATCCAAAGGTCGGCGATCTAGTTTTATTTCCTGGCTGGATACAACATGAAGTTAAAGAAGTAGATGGTGAACGAATAATGGTAGCAGGTAATTTGGTTAATACAAATTATGATAACATGTAAAGTACCTTTCACTGGCTTATACTTACAGACTACGGGCGATGTTGTTCTATGTTGTCATAGTCAAAAAGATTCTTTAGGACATATCAATGACATAGAAGACTTAGAATCCTTTTACAATTCTAAAGTAATGGATTACTTTCGAACAGAATTAAACAAAGGAAACATAGAAACACTTCATCCTTGTAAACTTTGTGTGTACAATGAGGCATTAGGTCATGAAACATTTCGCCAAAGGATCAATCAATACTATAAATTTCCCAATGAAAAAATAGATTCTCTTGCAAGAGAACAAGGTATAGATGCACCAATTCGGTATCTAGAATATACTTTAAGCAATATTTGTAACGCAGATTGTTCGACTTGTAGTTCTTTTTTTAGTAACAAATGGGCAAAACTAGATGAAAAGTTCGGTAGAAAAGTGTATCCTTTAACAAAAGTTTCAGATTCAGCAGTAGAAAAAATAGAAAAAGTTCTTTATGGATTGAATTATTTGGAAATAAAAGGCGGTGAGCCGTTCGCCGATGTAAGAAATATTCGTATTTTAAATAAACTTTCTGAAGTAAATCCTAATTGTAATGTAAGTATTGTATCAAATATGCATACAATTACACCAGAGTCCATGAGTATCATTAAAAAGATTCCAAACTTAAAACTGTTTGCAAGCATCGATGGCATTGGTAAAGTATATGATTGGATACGAGGAGGCAACTTTCTAAAGACAGTAGAGACTATGGAGCAGTACTATCATGAGACAGGTAACAAAATTCAAATAGGAGCAACAATAAGTTTATATAATTTTTTTCATCTAGAAGAGATATATTGGTACTTTAAAGATAGAGAGTTTATTGATAAGATAGTATTTCACAATTGGGCAATCATGCCTAAGTATGTTTCTTGTGATATATTACCAGAGGATATATTCAATCAATACCAAACCAGATACCAATGCTCACCCTTAGATTATAAGTCTAGGGCTCAAGACCCGAAGCAAAATTATACCATGTCTCAAGCAATTATTGAAATGGAAAAGATGAATAAGCATAGGGGATTTAATTTACAAGATAACATACCAGAATTAAAACAGTACTATAAATAATAGTATGAGTACAAAAACACACATGGGTCTAGACGGATTTGTTTGGTTTATAGGAGTCGTAGAAGATAGAAACGATCCAAGTAAACTAGGCAGAGTTAAAGTTCGTTGTGCTTCATTTCATACAGATAACTTAGTCGATCTTCCAACGGCAGACTTGCCATGGGCGACAGTTATGCAACCAACAACATCAACTGCTAATAGTGGAAAAGGTATTACTCCTTTTCTAATGGAAGGCACATGGGTTGTAGGTTTCTTTATGGATATAGAAACAAAACAACAACCTATGATTATAGGAACAATACCAGGCAAACCTACAAACTTAGCAGATACAACAAAAGGGTTTAACGATCCTAATGGTAAGTATCCTTTAACTGCTGGAGTATCAGATTTATCTGATCTTGCTCAAGGTGTTGTATTCGATAATACAGAAAATCAATCTAAAGATATTACAATAGCAAACTCAGATGATACTTGGAGTGAGCCAGATAACACAGCCAAACCTGTGTATCCATATAACAGAGTATTTGAAACCGAGAGTGGTCACTTCAAAGAATACGATGACTCAGAAGGTGCAGAAAGAATACAAGAACAACATAAGTCTGGTACCTTTTATGTAATAGATAAAGACGGAAACAAAGTAATTAGAGTCGTTAAAGATAATTATAATATTACACTAGGCGATGACTATGCTTATATAAAAGGTAAATGTAATCTTACTATTGATTCAGATTGTAATACACACATAAAAGGTAATTGGAATGTACAAGTTGACGGAAACAAAATAGAAAATGTAAAAGGTACTTCTACTGAAACTGTAACAGGTGTTATGACTAAGACAGGTACGGCAACAGGCTCAGAAGTAACCGCAGGTAAAATTAAACTTACAAAACATACACACACAGACCCAGCAGGAGTAGCTGGAGCAGAAACTTCTACGCCAAATTAATGATAACAATATTAGATAACGCATATAAAAGATTGAGTGAATTAAAAAAGAAACACAATAAGAAATTTGTTAGACTTGATGTTAAAGGTGGTGGTTGTGCTGGTTTTAATTATGAATGGTCTTTTTCAGATGAAGAACAAAGAGAAGATATGATTATTGATAATATGTTATTAGTTAGTAGAGATTATGAATTATATCTTATGGGTATGGAATTGGATTATACTTATGATGATTTTGAAAGTGCCTTTGTTTTTAACAATCCTAAAGCCAAGTCTTCTTGTGGCTGTGGAACATCCTTTAGTCTCTAATGTATAAATAGTATCAACAGAGAGGTTGATATGGAAGTAGTTTACTTCATTATAGGGATAGTAATATTAGCAGTATGGGTGAATCATAAGGTCAATAAGATCGCTGATTCATTAAATCCTTATAATTTCTTTCCACCTCGTTTCTAAATAACCCTACCAATCTCGTATAAATAAAAGAGGTAGTAGGAGTTTTCAATGGCACACAACACAGGCACTATGGGTAATGACGCACAATTAACAAATGCGGCAGACCGAAGTAATAGACAATACAAAGACTTAGACCTCTTTTTCGGAAGAGCTAATAAGGATAGTGATGTCAATAAGGTTGAGGATATCCAAGCAGTTAAACGATCTGTAAGAAATCTAGTTCTCTTAAATCAATATGAGAAACCTTTCCAACCAGAAATATACGCAGGTGTTAGAGAAATGTTATTTGAAAACATGAATAGTATTACTGCCGTAGTAATTGCTAGAAAGATTGAAGATGTCATTAATAACTTTGAGCCAAGAGCAAGATTAAACTCAGTTCGTTGTTATCCTAATTACGACAGAAATGCTTATGATGTTTCAATAAGTTTCTATGTTGTTAATACTCCAACAGAATTAGTAAACATGGATGTAATGTTAGAAAGATTAAGATAATATGTCAACAACAACAAACAAGAAAAGATTAAAAGTAACAGAATTAGATTTTGATGCAATCAAAGAAAACTTAAAAATATATTTAAAATCTCAAAACGAATTTAAAGACTATGATTTTGACGGATCAGGTTTCAGTATCTTATTAGATACATTAGCATATAACACTCACTACCTAGGTTACAATGCTAACATGTTGGCAAATGAAATGTTTCTTGATAGTGCATCCCTTAGATCATCAATTGTCTCTCATGCTAAAACAATGGGATACGAAGTATCATCAGCAAGAGCTGCAAATGCTACAATTTCAATTTCAATTAAAACTTCAGCTGCAACAATCTCAATGCCTGCAGGTACAAAGTTTGCGTCAACACTAAACGGAGCAACATATAACTTTGTTACTGTTGCAGATTTGGTTGGGGCAAAATTTGGAAACTCAGTTAACTTTGATTCAATAGGTGTTTACGAAGGTACATATGTTGAGACAAGATATACAGCTGACACTTCTGATTTAGAACAAAGATTTTTATTAAGAGATAACAGAGCAGATACTTCTACTCTTACAGTAAAAGTAATTAACTCTGCGTCTGATAGTACAACTACAACTTATACTAAAGCAACAGACATAACACAACTTACTTCAACATCAACAGTTTATTTTTTACAAGAAGTTGAGGCAGGTAAGTTTGAAGTTTATTTTGGTGATGGTATAGTTTCTAAAGCAATCGAAGATGGTAATATAGTTTCACTTTCTTATGTAGTTACAAACAAAACAGAAGCGAATGGGGCTGCGCTTTTTAGTCCACCATCATCTATCGCTGGAGAATCAGACATAACAGTTTCAACAATCATGAGAGCAACAGGTGGAGCAGAGCCAGAAAGTTTAAGTTCAATTAAATTATCAGCACCTTTAAATTATGCATCGCAAGGAAGATGTGTTACAACTTCTGATTATGAAACATATGTAAAAAAATTATTTGCTAATACACAAGCAGTTAATGTGTTTGGTGGAGAAGACGGATCGTATGATGCATCAACAGGTGTATCATCTACACCAGAATACGGTAAAGTGTTTATATCAATTAAATCAACTACTGGTGCTGACTTAACATCAACTCAGAAATCACAATTAGTTAATGACTTAAAAAAATATACTGTGGCATCTATTACACCACAAGTAGTAGACCCAGAGACAACTTATTTAAGATTAACAACAGCTGCAAAATATGATTCTAGTGCAACAACAAAATCAGCATCGGATATTGCTACACTTATTACATCAGCATTAACAAGTTATAATACTAATAATCTACAAACTTTTAATTCTCAATACAGAGCATCAGCAGTTGGAAGAACAATTGACGAAGCACATACTTCAATATTGAATAACACAACAACGCTTAAGTTATCTAAATTTTTTACACCTACAACAGGTACAACAACATCTTATAATCTTTCTTTTAATAATGCATTGTATCACCCCGAAGATGGTTACTTAGCTTCAACAGGTGGAATATTAACTTCTTCAGGTTTCAAAGTTGGTACAGATACTACTTCTGAATTTTTCTTTGATGAAGATGGTGCTGGAAATATAAGAAGATATTCTTTAGTTGGAACAACAAGATCATATGCTGATTCACAAGCTGGAACAATTGATTATACTTCAGGCGTAATTAAAATTAATAATATTAATATAACTGCTATATCAAATGTTGATGATGCAACTTCAACACAAATAAGAATAATAGTTACACCAAATACAAATGATATTGTGCCTGTAAGAAACCAAATATTAGAAATAGATTTTACAAATACAACTGTTACTGCCTCAGCAGATACAGAGTCTTCTTCTGGTAGTTCATACTCTACTTCAGGTAGTGGATCATCAGCGACAACAACTGTATCAACTTCTGGTGGAACATCGAGTTACTAGAATGATACAGAATGAGCAAAGATAGTCCTACAATACAAAATAAGTTAAGTCCATTAATAGAAGGTCAGGTACCTGATTTTGTACAATCAGATCATGCTCTCTTTACTAAATTTGTAAAAGAGTTTTATAAGTTTTTAGAGTCAGCAAAGATGACTTACTCATCTACTACAAACTATGTTATTCAAGAGCCAGAAACTAAAGCATATATTCTTTCTGAGAATGGTATCTTAGGTGCAGCTGTTGATAGAGTAGTTTTAGAAGACTCAATAGAATTTTTAAACAATGAAGAAATTGTAGGTCAAACATCTGGTGCCAAGTCAACTGTTATTGTAGAAGATGTTCGTAACACAGCATTATACATTACATCAAACCAAAGATTTGAAGTAGGGGAAAAAATTAAAGGATCAACTTCTGGTGCAGAGGCAGAGTTATTATCTTACAAAGGTAACCCTGTACAAAACATTCAACAACTATTAGAGTATGCAGATATAGATAATACTTTATTTGAATACTTCGATCAGTTCAGAGAAGCATTTCTAAAAGTAATTCCAAACACATTAGCAAGTGGAATATCAAAAAGAAATTTAATTAAATCAATTAAAGATTTATATTCAGCAAAAGGAACAGCTGAAGGTCATAAACTTTTCATGCGTTTACTACTTAATGAAAACGCAAATGTTATATATCCAAATGAAAATATGCTTCGTGTATCAGATGGTAAATGGAAAGAAAAAATTAAAATTAGATGTACCTCTGATGGTCTTGGTGCATCTTCTGAAATACTTAATCAAGTTATTACAGGGCAAACATCTGGTGCAACAGCTACAGTTGATTCAACTGCAACATTCCAACAAGGAACAGATTCAGTTTCAGAGTTAGAATTAGAAAATGTATTAGGTACTTTTGAAACAGGCGAAACAATTGAGGCAACTTCAACTAGTACTGATATCAAAATTACATTTACAGTTAAGACAGTTATTACAGGCACAAATTTAATTAACGATGGTATACTACATTCACTATCTGAAGCTGCAGTTCTTGATACAGATAAAGGAAACGGAAAAGCAGATGTATTAGTTAATACAATTAAAGAGGGATCGGTAAGTGAAGTCTTTATTCAAACAGTTGGTAGTGGATATGAAGTAGGTGATTTAGTTCAGTTCACAGGTGGAAGTGGAATTACAGCTGCATCAGGTATAGTATCTGCCGTTGGTGGAAAATTTTTATTAGAAGATGGTACAGGTGGAATAACAAGAGAAGTAGGAACAGTAACATCATTAACACCTTTTAATGTTGCAATAGAAAAAAGAGATATAGGTGACGGACCTTATTATATCTATGCAACAGCAGAGTATAATCAGTTAGGTGCTGGATTAGAAGGTTATTGGTATCCTTTATATTTGACAGAAGCTGGAGCAGGCGGAGCAGATAATTCACATTCACATACTTTTGTTGAATACCCTGGTATAACTTTCTATATGCCAGCAGGTGATATAAATCATGGTAAAACAGATTTACCTGCATCGCATAGTTATAGTAAATGGCCAATACCAGATGAAGATAATATTCTTTTAGATAGAACAAATAGTTCAGGTGATGATGCTGGGGATAAGATCGAAACAAACGAAACTCAAATATCGCTTGACAGTTATACTAGTGATGATGATGTTCTAGTATTAGAACGAGGTACTTTTGCTGATGACGATGAGGCAACAGCTATCAGTAGAATATTTTTAGATAATAAAGGAACAGGTTATACTTCACTTCCTACAATTACTATTGAAACAGAAAGTGGTAGTGGTGCTAAACTTATTGCATTAACAAATGATATTGGTAGAATAGAATCGTTAAAGGTAAATGATAGTGGATTTAATTACAATAGTTCTGATTTACCAGACATGCGTTTTAGAGCTCACTTTATTTTAAAAGATATAACAGGGTCTTTCGCCGCAGGTAATACTTTATCTACAGCTGGACATACAGGCGTTGTAAAAGCTTGGAACGCAACAACACAACAACTAGATTGTACTTTTGAAAATATCGAAAGATTTGATATGGAACAATCAAGTGACTTACCTATAAACTTTGTATTAGAAGATCAAACAAGTTCTCAAAACGAAAGCAATCTTCTAATGGAAGACACACAAATAATTGATACAACTACTACTGACAATATTGTTTTAGATGCAACATCTATTGAATCAGCTTCAGTAAGATTTGTTAATACAAAAGTTAAAGTTGATACAGACGATAGTGGCTCAACTTATTACTTTATAGTAGATAGTGTTAAACAAAGAAATTTAATTTTACAACAAGGGTGGACATACAAATTTGATTTATCTGATTCATCATTATATAATGAAACATCAACATTAAATCATCCATTTCTTTTTAGTACTACTGCTGACGGAACACATGGTGGTGGATCAGAATATACAACGGATGTAACTAAGTCTGATATTACTATTGCCACAGGTACAGAAGGTGCATTCATACAAATTAAAATACCTTTAAACTCACCAATACTTTATTATTACAATCCAAACTATGCTAATGCTGGTGGTAAAATTAATTCTCTTTCACCACAAGATCATAATGTAGATGAAGGTGGAACAATACTTTTAAATGGATCAGGTGTTAGTAAATTTAAAATGTTAATAGAAACACCTAATGGTGAAAACCCATTATTAGGTATTGCCTTTGAAGATAACTCTGGTACAGTAGTTTTAGAATCTTCTAACACAAGCATTATACAAGACGAAGGTGTTAAACTTGTGGTTGACGGATTGATTGATGTAACTACTGCTTTTGTATTAGATGAAAATGGTGATAAACTTAAAACGCAAGATCATGGTGATAAACTATTAGAAGAAACTGATGGTGATAATATAATACATGAATCAGAAACTTCTGTTGGTGGTGATGATATTGTTTTAGACGGAACAGATTCATCATCTAATAATGCGGGCGATAGTTTAATATCAGAAAGTAAAATTGACTTCTCTGGTAATGATGTTGTAATTACAGATTCAAGTGGTGCCTCAGGTACAATTATATTAGCAGATATTGCTACTGCGACAGCAGTTGCTGGAGTTTCAGAAACAACAGCAGGTGAATATTTAAATGTTAGATCGTTGATTGACGAAGACCTAATTCGTATTCAAGACTCTTACTACTACCAACAATTTTCATACGAAGTTCAGGTAGGTCAATCAACGGCATCTTATTTAGATGAGTTAAAGAAAGCAGTACACCCTGCTGGATTTGCACCTTTTGGTAAAGTTAGTATTGCAACATTCTTATCTGCAGCTTTAACAACTGCTGGAAGTTCATTGAAAGATCAACCTGATAGTGTTGATACATTCTCACCAATACTTGCTTCTGTTCTTGAAGTAATATTTGATGAAACAATTAGAAGAAGACATGCAGTACCAAGAGTTTCAGCAAGAGTAGGTACAAGAACACAAGCAATTGTATTTGATGGTACAGACGGATCATCAACAGATGCAGGTGATAATATTTTATTTGAAAGTGGAACATTCACAAACATTGGTGGACTAGGTGGAAAAGTTATGACCGAAGATGCATCGGCACCTGGTAATACAGAATTAGTATTTGTACCTAACTATAAAGTTATATTACAATCTAAAGCGAGGTCTAGATAATGGCACAAGCAAATTTTTTATTGTACCTTGCTAAATTTGGATATGGTGATTTACAACAACATGGTATCCAATTAGAGAATAGTGATGTAAACGATTTAGTATTAAATGGTACAGACGGATCAAGTTCTAACGAAGGTGATAATATAATTACAGAAGATGTTTTATTAAATCATCAACTAGTAACAGAAGAGACAGAAGAAAGAGGAACAATTCGTTTAGATGGTATTGAGCCTTTACCTGATATGAATTTTATTACTTTAAATGGTACAGATGCTTCTTCTACAAATGCAGGTGATAATATAGTTTACGAAACTCACCCAGGTGGATCAACTGATTATGATGTTGACCGAATGATAATGGAAAACTCTATTATTACTTTTAGATCAGATGAAGTATTAGATATAGGATTTAAACTTTTACAAGATGATGATTTAAATGCTCAACATATTCCTATATCAGATATAGGCGATATACCATTTAAAGATATTCAAAGAGAATCAAGAATATTATCAGAACAACCTTTTGACTTATTAAACCCTGGCAAATTATCTCCTAAGATTATTACTGAATATGACGGAGTGACTCCATTATCAACAGAAGATAATAAGTTCTTAATATTAGAAGATGCAGCTTGGAATGAAGCAAATGATCCACATAGAGCAATGCGTTCTGGTCAAGGTGATATTGATTCTGGTTTTAGTGACCAACATGGTATACAATTAGAAGGTGATGGTGTATTAATATTAGATGGTACAAATGATGCTCAAGATAATGCAGGTGAACATATTGTTGATGAAACAAATAGAAGAAGATTTGAGTTAGAAGAAAACGGAGTTATGATACAAGAAAGTTACGATGTATCTTCTCATGTTGCTAGAATGTTATTTGAAGACTCAATTACAGAGAAAAGAATGAGATTAGAAACTTCTCTAGAGCCTGAAGAAATAGACAAAGTATTATTAGAAACTTCAGATGCATCAAACGATTATTATGTTTTAGATGAAACTGATGGTGATAAGATAAGACACGAACAAGATTTTAAAGATATTGAATTATTAATAGAAAACATATTATTAGAAGAAACCCATGTGGTCGGAAATAGAGGGCAGATACCTGTCGAAAACTACTCAATAGGAGTAGATCAAGATAGACCACTAGCATTAATAGCGAAAGGACAACAACCAATAGTACAATCTTCGTACATTATTCAAAGATCATCTTAGAGAAGTGTATAAATATTTGTATAAATAAGACTAAAGGAATAAGAAACTCATGACAGCAATTATAACAGAAAAATTTAGACTTCACAATGCAGAACAATTCTTCGAATCGTTCTCAGAAGCTGCTAATTCTACATATTACCTATTCATAGGAAAATCACTTCCATATACCACAGGAACAACAGGCGGTAATGATTCATCACCACCTACACCAGCGGATAGTGTATCAGGCGAATACTACAATTGGGATGCAATGTTAGCTGCTAAGAATATTCCAAGTACAGATGTCACTTATGCTTTATCTAGAGTTAATTGGGCTAACAGTACTGTCTATGATATGTACGATGATACAATTTCTTCTTCCAACACAACAACTTCTGGCGCTTCATCTTTATACGCTGGAAACTTTTATTTTGTTACTAGTTCAAACAATGTTTATAAAGTATTAGACAATAATGCTGGAGCTGCTTATTCAGGCTCAGAGCCTAGTAACACAGGTACAACACCTTTTGCCTCAGGTGGATATATTTTAAAATACATGTACAACATAACAGCATCAGAGGCTACAAAATTTTTAACAACTGACTATATGCCAGTATCAACAGACACGACAGTTTCGGCTGCAGCTGTTGATGGTAAAATAGAATCATTAGTAGTAACTGCTGGATCAGGTTATACTAACGGAACATATTACGCAGCCATTTATGGCGATGGTACTTCGCAAGGAACATCTTCAGGTGGAATAGTTCGTATTACTGTATCTGGTGGAGCAATTGCTTCTTTTGGTTTAACTGCTGGAACAGACACAACTATTCAGGCAGGTGGAGCTGCATACACATTCGGTAATGTAAACTTAGCAGATGTTTATTCAGATGCTAGTTTATCTTCAAGTTCATCACTAGGAAGTGGAACAGGTGGAGCAATCAGACCTGTAATATCACCGAAAGAAGGTCATGGTAATGATGCAGTAAAAGAATTAGGCGGTCACTTTGTAATGACCAATACAACTCTTGCACAAGCAGAAGGCGATGACTTAACAACTGCTAACGATTTCAGACAAGTTGGTATTATGGTTGATCCATATACATACGGAACAACAACAGTCGCAAGTTCAAGTACAGCTAGAATGACTAAAGTAATTAAGATGAGTTCTTCTTCAGGTACTTTTGATGTTGACGAGCAAATTACTCAAGCAACAACTGGTGCAGTAGGTAGAGTAGTAGAATGGGATTCAACTAGAAGTCTTTTATACTATTCGCAAGAAAGATTTAGTACTTATGGTACAGCCGCAACAACTCAATCATTCACAGCATTTAGTGGAACAAATACTGTAACAGGTGCAACATCATCAGCAACAGGTACACCTTCATCAACTTCAAGTGAGACAGTTACTTTGGCAGGTGGTAATACTATTGCATTTACAAGTGGATATGCAAACCCAGAATTACAACCTGATAGTGGAAATATTATCTACATCGAAAATAGAAAACCTATTCAAAGGGTATCGGATCAAACAGAAGATATAAAGATAATTATAGAGTTTTAAAGGAATAATATGGCACAAAAAACCGACTTAAATGTTGCTCCATATTACGATGATTTCAAAGAAAGCAAAAATTTTCATCGTGTATTGTTTAGACCTGGTTATGCAGTTCAAGCAAGAGAGTTAACACAACTACAATCCATACTTCAAAATCAAATTGAAAGATTTGGTAGTCATGTATTTCAAGAAGGTACGGTTATAATACCAGGTGGTATTAGTATTAATAATAATTATTCTTCTGTTGCTTTATCTTCGGCATTCGCTGGAGAAACAGTTGACATCACACAATACTATGATGCAATTTCACCCGTTACTATCGTTGGTAGTACTTCAGGTGTTCGTGCAAAAGTTCTTGGATATAAAGCTGCAACTGCTACAACACAACCATTACTTTATATTCAATATATTTCTTCTGGTACTGATTTAGTAACAACTACATTTAATAATTCAGAAAACATATCTGTTGATAAAGCAGTTACTCACACTACTGCATATGCAGCCAATGTTGATTCAGCAACAACTCATACAGCTGCAACCCAAACAGGTACAGCAGTAACAGCAGGAAACGGAATATTTTTTGTACGAGGACAATTTGTACAGATGTCAGAACAAACACTTGTTCTATCTGATACATCTTCAATAGCATCAAAAAGAATTGGATTTACAATTTCAGAAAGTTTAGTATCACCAGAAGATGATGAATCATTAACTGATAATGCAACAGGCTCATCTAACTTTGCAGCCAAAGGTGCTCATAGATTAAAAATAGAATTAATATTAGCTGCATTAGATACTACTTCAACTTCAGATGATTCTTTTATAGAAATTGCTAGAGTAAAAAAAGGTAAGTTTGAAACAGATGCAAGACCTACAGCATATTCAGTATTAGGTGATACACTTGCTCGTAGAACGTTTGACGAGTCTGGTGATTATACAGTAAGACCTTTTCAAATACAAGCAAGAGAATCAGTTACTAACAGACATAAGGATGTAGATTTCAGAGGAGTTTATTCTGCTGGCGATACAACAGATGACGGAAATGTAGCTGGTGAATCTAGACTTGCATTATCAGTATCACCAGGTAAAGCATATGTTAAAGGATACGAAATAGAAAAAACTGGTGTTACATTTAAAGATTTAAGTAAAGCAAGAGATTTTGATACAGTAAACGCTGGATCAGTAAATACAGAATTAGGAAACTTTGTAAAAATTACAAATGTTTATGGACAACCAGATGTCACTTCAATAACAGGTGAGACAACTCCATATAAAACAATTTCATTACACGATGATGTTATTGCAACAAGAGGTACTAGTGCAGGTACACAAATTGGTGTTGCAAGAGCAAGAACAATAGAATATAATTCTGGTACTGCTGGAAATACAGATGCAATTTACAATCTATATCTTTTTGATATTAGACCATTTACATATTTAACTTTATCAGATAACCCAAGTGCAGCTTTAACTGCCAATCATTCAAATGGTGGTGTTCAGGTAAAAGGAAATACTTCAGGTGCAACTGGTTGGGTATGGGGAGCATTAACTTCAGGTACAACTGTTGTATTAACAAATGTATCTGGTACATTTTCTTCAGGTGAAAAATTAATAATATCTGATAGTGCAGAAACAGATCAGATAGTAGAAAATTCAAGCAATGCAGATTTAACAGTTTCAAATATAGTAACTCATAAGTTTTCAGAAACAAGATCAATATTTCAAGATGATGATGATAGTGGTCAAGACTTTACAGCAGATATAGTTTTAGAAAGAACAGCAACTGGTGTAGAAGGTCAACTTGTTATGGACGGAACAGATGTTAATACAACAGATGTTAATGATAATATAGTTTTAGAAGAAGACAACTCTACAACACTTGCATTAGAATCAGAACAACTTGGACAACTAGTAAGTTCTGAAAAGAATATTGCAATATACAGATTATCTAAAAAAGCAATTAAAACATTATTAACTACAAATAATAGTGGTGCGTCTGATACTCAACTTACAATAAGAAAACAATTTATCGGAACAACAAATAGTGCAGGTGCAGTATCCTTTACTGCTGGTGCAAACGAAACTTTTGTTTCTTTTGCTGAAAAAGATTATACTCTTACAGTATTAACTGCTGGATCAGGTAGTGCATCGCAAGGTGATGTAATATCTGCAAGTGGTAAAATTGGTGGAACAGCATCAGCCACAATTACTATTACTGATAATACAAATTTTGGAAATGCAGCTAAAGTTAAATTAACTGCAACAGTATTAAAAACAAGTATAACACAAAGATTAAAAACAACTAACTTATCTAAACAAGTTAAAGTTGCTGGAGCAACAACAGCTGCTTTCGGAACAAGAGCAACAGATAATGTAATCTCTCTTGGTAGAGCAGATGCATTTAGAATTGGTGCAGTTTATGATTCAGAAGATACATCAACAGATGCAGTAGCACCAACAATGACTTTAACATCAACTTCAGGTACTTTTGTTAGAGGTGAAAAAATTACAGGTGGTACTTCTGGTGCAATAGGAAGAGTTATCTCACCAACATCACCAATATCATATTACTTACAAAATGGTAATGGATCAACTGATTTCCAAGCAGACGAAATTATTACAGGCGCTTACTCTAGTGCAACTGCTACTGTTTCAAGCAAAACAGATGGTGATAAAATTATTACTTCTAATTATGTTTTAGACACAGGGCAAAGAGATAACTTCTACGATATTTCAAGATTAGAATTAAAATCTGGTGCATCAACACCAAGAGGAAGAGTGTTAGTAGTATTCGATTACTTCTCACATAGTACAGGTGCGTTCTTCTCAGTAGATTCATATTCAGATCAAGCAGGCCAAATGGAATACGACAATATTCCAACTTACACAGCAACAAGAGTTGACCCAGATGAGCCAGAGCCAACTGGTGAGTTTAATTTAACTGATTGTTTAGACTTTAGACCAACTGCTGAAAATATTACAGGTGCGACTGATACTAATTCAGCAATTGATACTATTACAGGTAATTCTTTTGATTTCTATCATAGACAATTTGATGGTACAGGTGCATCATTAGTAGATACACCAAAACCTGATACATTAGGAACACTTGACTTTGAATTTTATTTAAATAAAAAAGCAACATTATATCTAACAGAAAAAGGTGACTTTAAAATTATAGAAGGTACTGCAGCTGAAGTACCAACTAATCCAGCAGAGATACAAGGTGCAATGAAACTTGCTTCAATCTTTATACCTGCTTATACAATGAGACCAACGGATGTTGTAATACAAAGAGAGAAGACACAAAGATTTACAATGAGAGATATTGGTAAGTTACAAGATAGAATACAAAATTTAGAATACTATACTAACTTATCTTTATTAGAAAGAGACGCAGAATCTTTTGAAGTTACAGATGCTCAAGGATTAAACAGATTTAAATCAGGCTTCATAGTAGATAACTTCTCAGGTCACAGAGTTGGTGATGTTAAAAATAAAGATTACAAAAACTCAATCGATCAAGCGAAAAAAGAATTAAGACCTAAGAATGTTATGAGAGCTGCAGGTTTACAAGAAACTGTAACAACAGATACAGAAAGAACAGCA